CAGCAGAGGTAAGCAAGAATGGTGGCAAGGAAAGTTACAAAGCTCGGGACGCGCAAAAGAAGGCGGTCGAACGAAAGATAGAAAGAGATATTAAATGTCGTCATGCTATTAGAAATAGGTTTATTAATCCGCAAATAGATGTATTAAATAGACTAGAAAACTTAGAGATGCAAATGGAAATAATAGTCGAAACAATAAAAACATCAACTAATTAAAAGAATGAAAAAAGTCCAGCTTGGTTCGCCTCTAACTTTAATAGAAAGAAAGTTTATTAAAAAAGAGATTGATAACAATATAAGTCTCTCAGAAATAGCAATGAATTTAGATAGAGGAAGAAATACAATTATAACAGAGGTAAGAATTAACGGTGGAAGAGAAAATTACGATCCTCACAAGGCTAATAATAGAGCTATAGAAAACAAATTAAAAAGAATAGAAAATGTATCAGCAAAAATGAAAGGCAAAATCACTAATCCTTATCTTTCAATGAGTAAAAGAATAGAAAACCTGGAAATGCAAGTTGAGATACTATCAGAAACAATAAAAGAGGTTCTGCATGAGCAAAATTATAAAAACAACTGATTATGATATCTTTAAATTTCGAGAAGACAACAGAGAAGCAATAAATACCTCTCATGTTAAAAGACTAGCTGAATCAATTAAATCACGTAACTTGTTAGAACTAAGACCGATTTGTGTGAATGCCGACATGGAAATAATAGACGGACAGCACAGGCTATTAGCAGCAAAAAGTTTAGGTGTTGCTATCTATTACAAACAAGAAAAAACCTTAGAAGCAAAAGACATAATTATAATGAATGTTTCTCAACCGTGGGGACAGTCAGACTATTTAAATTATTATTGCAAGAACAACTATGTAGAGTATATTAAACTGAAAGAGTTCATGAAAAAACAAAATATTTCACTCAAAATAGCGCTAAACATTACAATGGGTCAAAAAAGAGACGGATATATTAAATACAAAATGGGTGAATACAAATTTAACGAAGAAGATTTTTCAAACTCTCTTGAGATATGCTGGAATACTATTGATTATATTAAAAGAATGAATGGATATAGTCTATACACACATTCAGCAAGGTTTTGGAATGCTCTATTGATTATGATTAGACATGTAAACTTTGATGCTCAGAAGTGGTTAGACAATCTGAAGAGAATGGTCGAAAGATTCACAGCAAAAGCTAAAAAAGAAGACTACCTCAAACTATTCATGGATGTGCATAATTGGAGAAATAACTCGAAAATTGAATTAGTCTGAATTGATGGATAAAGAATAAACAAACAGGATTAGCAATGTCAAAAAAGAACATCGAAACTGAGATTAACGAATTCCTAGAAATGTGGGACATGGATAGCATGATTTCTTTTCTAACTTGTGCATTTCATCTAACAGAATTATACAATGTTGAAGAAGAAGATGATTGGGTAAAGAATTTAGTCGGAGCAGAGCAAGTCATCACAATTAGATCAATCAGAACGGTTTACCTTATGTCGAAATTTGCTGAACTTCAAGCAGGTAAACTCGCACATACACGAATAAAATTCAAAGACTTATGGAAGCGGTTAGAGAAGATTGATCGTTAATGTAAAACCGCTTTACATAATGGGATGTTTCTCTATCCATAAGTCATAGTATTCTGTATCGTGTATTGTTTCGTGACAGTATCGTTTAGCGTCAGAATAGGAATAGAAGACAGCAAGCACCTTATCGTGTTCGTTTTCATCTATTCCTAATACGACATATACTTCTGTTTCTTTAAAATCAAAAACAGTCATAATCGTCTTCTTCTTCTTCTACATAATCTCTTAATATATTTTTCATTCGAAGCACAGCAATAATACAACCCTGACGGAGTGTTTCTAGAAGAGTATTGAATTCTTTCTCATCCTCAAAAATAGTATCTTCAATGTTGTCTTTTGTATGTTCTATAAGCCCTGTAATAATACTCATCTGTGCGATAATATAGTGGTCTTTAGTCATTTCTTGCATAATTGTCATCCTTGTTTATGTAAATATGTTCTCTAATTGCCAATAAAATGCCTTGATAGTCTGGTTGTTCATTGTTTAACTCTTGCGCATAGAATATTGTGTAACCTTCTTTTTCAGAGGTGATAGTCTTGCTGCGCAAAAGCCATACAATTCTAGCGTCGTCTTCCCAAACAACACCATTTAGAGCGTCATTTAGAAACTTCTCCAGGTTGTCTCCGTCCGGCCTCTTTATATGAGGTAGGAAGTTTTGCGCTTCTCTTTTTTTTTGCGGTAGACTGAGAGGGGCCGGCAAAACAAAGTGAACTATCACAAGAATCGGGCCGTGCAATAGAGGTGCTTGTTTCTCTTCCAGCTTCTTCTGAATGAACCGAGTTACTTGTCCCATTCCCTTCGAACTCGGATTGTACCAACGGCCTTTTGTCATCTCTACTGACGCTTTTGGCTTTGGAGTGAAGGGTATTATTACTTTGCAACTTGACATATTCGTCCCATTTCATAAATTGTACTACTGTTCTTGGGTTGTTACTATAAAACTTCTCAGCGTCGATTTTGACTACTTGACGATAAGAGTTGAATAGAACGTGATGCAGCATTTCAAGGAAAGACAGAGTATAATCGCACAGTTCGTAGCACATAACGGCTGGCGTAGACTCTTGGCGTAATACAGCCGAAGAAACATTTACGTGATCAGGAGGAGAAACAAAAAAACGCACTATTACCACTAAAGGAATATTTGTGCGATAAAACGATCTAAAGAAAGCTTTTAATAGCGATTTCCACTTCATGTTTCTAAAAAACTGTATTCCGCGAGTTCTACGCCCTACCGGATACTTAATACTGTAGATCAGAGGCTCCCCAGGCATAACAAGCTCACGAGCAACTACATTATTAAGTAACTTGCTTCGTTTAATTATCTGCTTCAGGCTCATATTCTTCCGCTGTAGCTATCATTTCATCGGCAATATCGCTAATTGTTTGAATAAGAAGCGAATTTAACCTACGCTTGGCCTCGTCTTCTGCTAGTTCAAAAGTTAATTCAGTAAGACTCATCCATGAATCAAAGGTATTATCGGAACCATAAAGAGGATGGGTCGTCTTGTAGTTTATTCTCTTGCTTTTGATATGAGTTCGTTTGGCCATGGTTACCTTCTTCTTGGTCTTTAAGTGCCGTTAAAATTGCTGCTTTGATAGATTTGTCATATTCTTTATCTAAAAAACTCACTAAAGAAATGTATTCAGGTTTCTCTTGATTTGGCTTTTTCAATTCTTTTTGAGGAAACGAAATCCATCTATTCTCCCCCGAAACAAAATAGCGACAATCAAGTGTTTTTCTTCCGTACGGATATTCTACCAGAGTAAAGAAAGCCTTAAGTGCTCCCTTGTTAACTTCACGGTATTGACCGATTTCAATTTCGTTTTGTGTATTGCCCACTTTTACTTGCATATCTTCTACCTCTCAACTTGGCGTATTATCTGTGTATAGGATTTGTCTCATTATTCTTCCGCGTAATATACAATATTCTTACCTAGGGCATAGAATTGTGCGCGTTGTCTGAAACTTCGATCTCTAACATACATTTGTTGACTCGAAGGAATTCTAAAAAAAGGCTCAGCAGCTACATCAAGCGAACGAAGATGCTCATACTCTCTGCGATGAAGAGTAATTGGAGGCATATCTTGTGGAAACTGCAACTCTTCTTCTTTCTGAAAACCATTAAAACCTACAAAAACTACGTGATATTCTTTCATTGCGTAAACTCCATATAGCCGTCCCAGAGAGGTTGATAGAAGAGGTAACAATTCCCTTCTGTACCAAACATTCTGTTCTTGGCGATTTTTATTTTTACTTTGTTAGGGTCAGCGGTTGAATCTGATCGAGAGCATCTGTGCAGCGTGATAACATTATCTGCATATTGTTTGATCGAGCTACTTCCTTTGAGTGAATGTATTCCAACTTCTTCCCCTGCTGCACCTGATTGTCTAGGATGGCAAATAAGAAGAAAATGCATACTAAGGTCAAAAGCGAGTTCATGTAACCTCTTTACTGTTTCGTCGATTGCTTCGTGTAACTTTTCTTTGCGTGAATTTACTAAATAGTCCAAGTGATCAAGCATGACAATTTCAACGCCCAGTTTCTTTGCTTCATACAGTTGGTGTCCCAAAGAGTGAATATCTGTGCCGATTGTGTTTGGATTGATATACACCTTATAGCGAGAGCCCCATTCGTCAAATTGTTCATTCTCGTGATCAGTGAATGCTTGAAATTTCATAGGACGCCGGAGAACAATAGAAGCAAGCTTACGTAGCGTTGTCTCTGGCTTCATTTCCCAGCTGTTAATCCAAACGGGTATACCCTGCATTGCGCAGTTGACCATAAGTTGCGTACAAAATGTGGTCTTTCCTGCTCCTGTATCTGCTGTAATAACTGTTACTTCTCCTTTGCGGAGTCCGTGTAAATAGTTATCAATATTGCGCCATCCAGTAGAATAGCCTTTGTCGATGGCGTTTCTATAGTCTTGCGACAGTTCTTCTACAGGAATGATGCAGGCCGAAGTAGTTTGCTCTAGTTTCCGTTTCCAGAAGTCCTCTAGCGCTTCGCCCTTATTGTATTGAATTCCAGAATGT